TCATTCCCCCACCATGCGTTTCACCTTGTGAATGGACTTCCTCACACGCCGCAAATCAAAGTCACATGTCGAAGCCTCCTTTATCACCTTATCGATGTCTTTCTTGTCAGTCACACCGTTGGCGGAACAGATCGCGAACACGTCGTTCACGTCTGTAGGCTCCAGCTCATAAAATTTCCGTCCGATACGGCTGTAGAACTCCTTGTAGCCGGGCTTCTGGTATCGCAGACCATTGCTGATGCGTTTGGCAATATAATCGGTACTCAAAAACACGACGCCGCATTTCTCCTCCAGTTTGTTGTACAGGCTGATGAAGTAGTGGAACACCGGTTCGGTCAGCTTGTCCGCCTCGTCGAACACCAGCAGGGGCGCGTCCATCTGGATAATGTCATCCAATATAAGCCCCCACACCTCACGGATATTATACCCTTCGGTCCGGATTCCGACCGTACGGGCGATCTCGCGGACAAAGTCACCTTTCTTCATGTCCTCAGAGCAGAGGATATAGAAAACCTCCTTATGCTCCTGGAGGTAAACACGGGCGGTGGTACTCTTGCCACAACCGGCCTCGCCGGTCACCCAGGTAACATTGCGCCAGCGTTGCGCGTCAGAGAGTACAGCCGTGATCTCCTGGTAAGCACCCGTCTCCACGATCTGCCAGCCGGTAGCGCTTACACCACCGACCTGCGAGGCGACATTACGGAACATCTCGTCGCTGATATTCTCATAACGGCCATTCAGGATATTGCTAACAGTACCTACACTAACCCCCTTCAGGCTGCCAGCAGCCTTCGTCTGGCTCGGGTATTTCGCCACGTAAGCCCGGAGGCTTTCACTGATGGCGTCCTTTTCTTTCATTGTAATTTCCATAATCAATATTTTTTATCTTGTTATAAATCTGTTCCTTATAATTTCCCGACCACCTTGCGGATGCTCACTTCCTTCTTCTCAAAGCTGTCCCATGTCACGTTGCTGATGACTTTCATGTCACGGCCTATGGAAGGACGGGGCGGCTGGCTGTATTTTCTCGTGCGGCGGTCAATCTGGCGTTGCGCCTCCTTTCCGAGACCTTTCAGGTCAGGAGTACGCAAACCGTTCTGTTCCGGTGCGACACCATGCTCATACTCGATATCTTTGGCGACGACCTGACGGTTTATACGCTCATTGACGACGGCCTCCTGCTGGGTGCGGATGAAACGTTTTTCGGCTTCCGTCTGCTCCTGCTGGGCACGGTGGATCATCAGCGGGAACGAGGCCACACACTCGAAACGCATCGCACCGCCCTTGTCCTTGTAAAGCAACCGTACGCTGCTCATGTCATAGGGATCGTACTGGACATAGAACTTCTTGTAGGTATTACGCCGGCGCCATTCCAGGTCAGGCTCACCGGGAGCGGAGAAAACCTCGTAAGGGTATTTCTTTCCCTGTACCGTGATCTCGATACCGCTGGCGGTGAACAGCGACGGTTTATCGGTTGTGTACCAGAACATCTCCACCATATCAGGAACGCTGACCGGATCGGTGCCCTCGTTCACGCTGGTATTGTACATCTCAATACGGGGGATGCCGGTGGCCGGGTGCTTCATTGAGTTCCACTGCTCACGGGCGGCGGCATACTGTTCCTTCAGTTCCTCCAATGTGGGAAGGGAGTCGATGTTCGCGTTGATGAATTCCAGATTCGGACGGCTTGTTTCTCTCTTTGCCGTAATATTCTGCCCGGTGAAACCGAAACGTTTCTTCAATACCTGGCTCTGGAAGCGGTAGAAAATGTTCTCAATCGTCTTAGATTCGCCATTATACGGAGCTGTCGGGCGGTGGATACGGCTGATCTTCGAGAAAAGACCCAGCGCCGCGTTCTTCTTATGACCGCCCTGGTTGTCGCACACGATCTCGTAGGGTTTGTGCCGGCTCGTTTGGATAGCCATGCGGAAAGCATGGTACTGGGCGATATAGTCCTCATTATCGCTGATGTAATAGCCAAGAAGCACTTCGCTGTAAGCGTCCACCACCTCGTACACGCTTGTAGTGCACTTGTTCCCGTTCTCATCACGATAGTAGAGGTTCAGCTTCGTGCCGTCGCCATACCAGAGGCTGTCACGGCGGCCCGGAAGGATGGTGCGGTGTTTGCGGTCATAACGCTGGTGCGCCTTCATTTCCCCATAAACGGCATCGTACCACAGAGGTTCGACACGCGGGCTGCTGAACCATTCGCGGAGGCTGCGGGGACTCTTCAGGGGCTTCCAGCCACGTTCCGGAGCGACACGGTTGTACTCCTCGAAGATCTCCATATCAGTATAAACCGGAACACGGCTGCGTTTCAATGCAACAAGGTAACGCCCGCCGTCCTCCTCGATCTTCAGCGTGTTGCTGTTGCCGTACTTGCCGCTCACAAGCACACCGTAGTTGTCGGGACGGAACTTGCTTATCAGGGCTTTCAACCGGCCCACACTGCCCGGGAGGCTGTGCCCGTACACCGGACGCCACTCCTCACTCGTGACAAGCAGAAGCTCCCAAAGGTTACGGCGGAAACCGGTCAGCTTGTTATTGGATGAACTCAAGCGTTTGAACTCTTCCATCAGCGCGTTCAGCACCGAAGCGTTCCAGGTGTATTCCTTCTTCACATCCTCGGGAAGGGCGACCAGCTCACCGTTCTTGTCGTAACGGTACTCCTCAAAAAAGCGCTCGGCCTTCTCGTCTTTCTTCACTATGTTACGGATCATTTCTTCTCGCATCTGTTTCTCGGGCTCGCCATGGCGCTCAACCCAACGTTTCTTGTATTTCTCGGGAAGGGAAGAATAGGAATACAGGGCTACATTGCCCTCGCCACCGCCACGGTTGATACTTTCGATGTTACCGCGACGGACATTTTGGTATAAAGTTATATACTTCATCACCGGATTATCTCCTGAAGTAAGCTCTTCACAGGTTACACACAGTATATTATTATAGTATTCCATTTTCCGTTCTGTTATCAGTCCTCCAAATCATTCAAAGGGACATGCCTCTTCAACAGCCGTACTGAAGCCCCAAAGTTCAGTACAACAAAAAGCGCCCAAAGCAAATTGTCTTCACTCACAGAAAATATCAGACAGAAATTCAGACAGAAGTAAAGTACACAAAGGCGCTGCTTCCAGTTCAAGTGTATAAACCAGCGCAGCTGGTCACCGAACAATGCCATCAACTCACTTTTCATCGCTTTCCTTCTTTTCAGGGTTACCACCTACCTTGGTTCCACCGCGCTCGATGGCGAGCTTGCGGATGGAACGGGCCAACTTGCTGTTCTTGCGGAATGCAAGGGAGTGGGAGACCATTTCCCGGGAACAACCCAGCAAACCGGCTATTTTACCCACCTCACTGTATTCTACCACTATTCGTTCTTTCATAATTCGCTGATAAGTTAAATTATTGTAGCGGGCAGTCGCGGACTCGAACCACGGACCATGGCCTCTCCCTTGCGGGAGTTTGGCGTGTTCTACCAACTGAACTAACTGCCCCGGAAATCTATCGGAGTTCTTGTATGGCATCCTCCGGAACACATATCACAGTCCAAACCTGGCCATCTTTCATATAATCGACATTATATTCACGACCGAAAGTACAAATGTTATAGTCCCAGTCGCGGATTACACCATCAATGACTTCACCGTTCCTCTTGGTGATTCTCACACTTTGTCCCTTTTTAAATTTTGCTTCCATTATATCTTCGTTTTAAGTATATCAATATCAATTACATCCAACACGTTAGATGTTCTTAGGCTATTCACGATAAGGGTGGCTAATACTATACTGTTTTCTGCCATCCACCTCTTTGCTTGCCTGACAGCCACTTCCTTGCTGTACCCATCCGGAATAAAAGCCCCCAGATCATTATAACTCCGATCTGTCAATTCAAAATAATACCGTTTCATAACCTTCTATTTTTCTTCTTTTTATATTTCTCATTGTCACCTCAAGCCTTTTTTGTAGCTTTGGGGCGGTGTTCACACTTTGAACACGCTGCAAATATAAGGATAAAATTTTAACCTAAAAACAAATATGGGAGATATTTTGACCATAAAAGATAAAATTCTTGCCTTTTTAAAAGAGAAGGATATAAAAAAAGTAGATTTCTTTGAGGCTACTGGAATACAATCCAGCAACTTCAAGGGAAAAAATATGGCATCACAGCCTGGCGGAGATATGATAGTTAAAGTTTTAACCCTATATCCGGATTTATCTGCTGAATGGCTAATGAGAGGGGAGGGGAATATGCTTAAATCCAATAATACAGATGTCTCCCAAAATTCATATACTATACACCAAGAAATAAGCCAAGACAATAAGCAAGAAATCGAAAAATACAATGCCCCCCCTGAAATTGTGGATAAACTTCTCTCTACAATAAAAGAACAGGCAGAGGAAATAGGGATGCTCAAACAGACAATTACACAACTTAAACAGGACAAGTCGGGGCGTGTTTCAGATGCGGGGAGTTCAACACTTGCAGGTGCCGGATAAAACGAGTTTTATGGGGTGAAGGGGGTAAAAAGTAACAAAACACTGATTTTTAGAGATATGAATTAAAATATAGGGGAGTAAATAAATATTATCAATGTATTATTTGCCCCCTCAAATAGTTTAAAAACAAGCAAAAACAAGTCCTATCTATATTGTATAGATAGACAAATCGCTAAAAAAATAATCCGAAAATGTAAACCCAAGTGTAAACCCTATTAAAACGTTTCGTTTTTGTAATGGAGAAAATGTAAACCCAAGTTGTAAACCCAAGTGTAAACCCTTTCAATTTTTCCGACTGTTCAAACCGTTCAAAGTAAGTAGCAGCCTCCCATTGATGTACTATTACCGACACGAATACAAAAAAAGCCGCAAAAAGCGGCTTTATAGACGTTCTAAGGCTGTTTCAGCCCTTTCTGGTGCATGTTATCAAGCGAGACTGAATAATCATTGCACGTTTCGTGTATTTGGCAATGTCATCAACCAGTCCAGCATGTAAAAGACTATTCTTGGTGATCCCGACCTGTTTCTCCGTTAGAGTTTCAAAAATGGCCGATATACTACCAAAATAGATGTTCTTTTTCTCAAAAATCAAATGTACATGGATAACTTTACTCATAATATACGGTATTTATTTCATTGCAAATATACCAAATATCATCTATATGGAATAATTTAGATAAAATAAAAAGGAAAAGCGCACCATGCACTCCCCCACTCCACTTGTATAAACCGATCCGTTTGACTATCTTTGTATATGAGGAAAAAGTAAACCATGGAGAGCAATCGACGACAACACTCCGAAATCTCCCCTATCCCACCTTCAATGTAAAGCATTTCATTTGAACGGCGTTCAAACGAGGCTCAAATGTAAGCCCAATGTAAAGCGATGTAAACGCTTCGTTTTTGCAGCCCATTCTCCCCTACTCCACCCTAACACTTTGAAAACCAAAGCAATCATTCATTTTCAGACCGACCACATATTGACACGCTTCGTTTTTCCCCCCTTATCTGGTCTGCAAAGAAATCGGCATGAGCCGGGCTTCGCTCTATAACAAGCTAAAAGCTCTTACCGATATGGGGGCCAATGATTATATTAACAAATTCAGAATGGAGAAAGCGATCACATTAATGACTGGCACGGAACTGTCATTTACGGAAATCGCCGAGAAAGTCGGGTTTACTACTTCCCGCTATTTCAGTACGGCTTTCAAACAATATACAGGCGAAACGCCGACACAGTATAAGGAAAAGCGGAAACAGGAAAAGAAAAACGAATAGCCATCCGACAACTAAAAAATAAAAAACGGTGAACACTGTGCAGCAACGAACTGCCTGATGTTCACCGTTTGTTCTATATATTGAGCCTTGTCTACTCTCAACCGTTGACTTTTTTATAGTCTTCCAGGAATTTTTTCAGTCCCGAATCCGTCAACGGATGATTCAACAATCCCTTAATGGCACTCAACGGGCAAGTAGCAACATCCGCCCCCACTTCCACACATTCGATAATGTGCTTCGTATTACGGATAGAAGCTGCCAGCACTTGTGTCTTGTAATCATACGTGCGGTACATACGTACAATATCCCCGACAAGTCCTATCCCATCTTCACAAATATCATCCAGACGGCCGACGAAAGGAGATACATAAGTTGCCCCGGCTTTAGCCGCCAGCAACGCCTGTCCCACCGAAAAGACCAGCGTACAGTTCGTGCGTATTCCTTTCTCCGTGAAATACTTGATGGCTTTGATACCGTCGGCAATACAAGGCACTTTCACTACGATATGCGGATTAAGCGCCGCCAGCTCCTCGCCTTCGCGAATCATCCCTTCATAATCGGTCGCTATCACCTCAGCACTCACATCACCGTTGACGATATTACATATCTTGACATAATGGTCACGCTGGTTCTGTGTTCCCTTAATACCTTCTTTCGCCATGAGCGAAGGGTTGGTAGTCACTCCGTCAAGTACACCGAGGTCATGTGCCTCCTTAATCTGCTCCAAATTGGCTGTGTCAATAAAAAACTTCAT